GCGCTTATCCGCAAATGTGCGGGCACGGTCAGATGTAACATTAGTTGCGGAGCAATTGATTGAAGGTAGCGGTGCTAAAACTTCAGCCAAGTCTCGGGCTGCAACATCCACAAAGTTGGCAACCATGGCATGAGGCATGTCTGTAGGGAACATGTCAGGAAATACCTGAGCCATTCCTCCCTTACGTACTGCAAGGATGCTAGCCATTTTGCCGTCGCGCTCTGCAGCGCGATGCTTCATGGCGTCTACACGCCGTGCAATAGTCTTCATGTCTGCCATTGTTATCCTATTCGTTATCGCCAAATTGGTAGTCGTTTACATTTACCATGTAACGAGTAGCCTCTTGGCGAGGTGTAGCCCATTTATTTGTAATGTGACTTTGAGTAATTCTTTGAGTATTGATGACTTCACGTGCGCGTAGTTCACAGAACCAGAGCGCCATCACGCAGTCTGTCTTACCTTTAGTGTCAGGCTTCCAAGTAATTAATTGTTGGATAAGAGCCTTGATACCTTCTGAGCCATCCTGTGAAGGAAGTTCTATCAGGTTATCATGATTGAATGTGTTGCCACGCATAGTCCCAAAGAGACCTGATATAGCAGCCACACCGAATGATGTGTCCCATTTGTTCTTACCAGTAAACTGGCTTGAGAATTTTACTCCAGCAGATGCTAGGTAGGTACGAAGAGTCTCATCTAAGGCGTAAGCCTTCTGATGTGCGTTAATCTCAATACGTAATTCTTGTGGGTGATACTTCTCGCACCAGTCCTCAATCAGTTTCTGAATCTTCTGAGGAGTTGGTTCTTGCATATTCTCAACATCTAAAACATATCTTTTGCGGGTCTTGCGGTCTACTGTCATGATTACCGCTGCAGTGTTACCAGTCATTGCTGGGTCAAGACCCATGATGGTGTACCACTGTCCCTGCTCAGCAGGATGTCCTGGTGTGCCTGGCTTTAGTTTGCCACGCTTGCGCATCCTGTTGACTGAACCTTGTACACACGCAGGCGGAAAGATGGAATCTTCTTGGATGTCTTGCTGCTGATAAACCAATGCCCACGCACTCGGGGAAACTTCAGAGCGCCGCCTAAACAGCGCGGGCCCATCCCATTTAGGATAAAGACCGTTCTCATCAGGAAGGATATTCTCATCCGAACCTTCCCAGGGAAGATGAGATTTGGGCCACAGCGTAATCCATTTTTCTGGGTCATCATCATACTCCAATACGGCAGGCATAGACATGTATGTAAAAGGAGTCTTACCACCAGTCCAGTGGTCAGGGTTCCTAATCTCACGGTATAGGTCATTAGAGGCAATACGTGTGCCTACAACTAACAACTTACCATTGTCACCAAGTCTGGTGATTACGTCTCTTTGGAGCCAGAGGAGTTGCTTTTCCCATTCATGCGCGTTTGAAGTCGTAACAACGTCATCCAAGATGATGAGGTTGGAACGGGCGCCAGTAATCTGACCACCAACTCCCAGCGCTTGCACTGTCGGGTCCTTCTCGGTAGAATCACGAGAAAGGTAAATCCTATCAGCCTTCCAAGTATCCGCATCTTCTTTCCATCCCCCAGCCGAACCGTAGACGGCTTGCATCTTAGCCCAACGTTCATGGGAGAGGCGCTGCTTGATGGAGTAGAGATACTCCTTAGCACGCTCCTGAGTCTTGGATACGATGGTAATCTTAATGTTCGGGTCCATGGCAATACGGTAGACACAGTAGTTGACTGTGATGACCGTTGACTTGGCGTGCTCAGGCGGGACGTTGACTAGCAAACGCTTAGGGCTGGCAGGCTCATAGACCATCGAAGAATGAATGTAACTTGGCTCACGGGACTCAATGATGTCAATCCAGGAACGGTGGTGAGGGAAGATAGGCGAGTCAAGGAACTCGGCTGAGAACTGCTCAAAGCCAATCTTATACTTAGCATCTCCTGTGACTGCGCTGAGAACCTTCTCACCTTCACGGCGGGCTTTCTCAAGAGCGGTCATAAAAGCGGCGTCTTGACGCCACACCTTCATCACATCAGGTTTGCGGTCAGCCCTGGCAACAGCATCATCCAGGCTGAGTCCTTGCTTGATGAACTCAATCACCTTAGACTTTGCCTCTCTCAAGGCTATCACATTGTGATGTTCTTTACCTTTGCCCGCTGCCATAACTCCCCTTATAAAAACCTATATCAATCAGGTTCTGTAATCCCCTTTATCGCTCGGCTCGCTTTGGCGAGCCTCGCTAACCCCTTGGGTTCGTGGATGGCAATAAGCCATCCTCTCACACGAGATAGACTCACTATGTGCTTTTCGTTCGTCTATATAGTATAACCCGTTCAAAAGCAAAAAGCGAACGGTGTGATATAAAAAATGTGACGGAAGTCACCTATATATGGTATAAATACGGACATATCGATACTGAGCATCCCGTAATACTGTAAAAATATTTTGATGCGATAGTATATATATGCGGCTCCGCCGCTATGTAGTACTGGGGTCGACGGAGGAGACCACTACGCCTTTGGCTGGAAAAGAGTGCGACAGCACCTTTTTCTTTTCCGAGCGACGAAGGAGCGAGGCGCCGATTTAATCGAACATCTGTTCGGTTCGAGTTAAATAACCTTCGCTCGAATTACTAGGGGCGAAGCGTTGCGCGATTATCTGCCGACTCCTTTGGGGGGCAACGGGAAGCGGTGAGAAAGAGCCAAGAAATAAGACCCGTGGAGCGACGGAGACAAGGAGGTGAAGTCTCGCTGCTTGTTCGGAGTTCACGGAGAATAAGCTGCGAAGCGAGCCGACTGCTTTGGCTCTCCGCTACATGGATCTGATTTCCTGGCGACGAGTCGGGGCGCTTCGGTCTCGGCTGGTGGGTTTGTGTTGGCTGTGTTCTCCGTCGTCGTCGTCGTCGTCGAGGGTGTTTGACTTTCTCCTAGAAAATGTCATACTTAAGGCAGTGGGTTGGAAACTCGTCTAGCCCCCTAACTCGTACGGATTCCGTACAGGAAGCAAGGTTAAAAATGTCAAAGTCACTTAATGGAGATGTCACTTCGTCTCTCGATGTAATAAATGCAGGACTCGTTTCAACTGGCAAGGCTCTAGTGGGTCAAGGTACAGAACTCGAAACTGCATGGTTTAATGATTCAGCGCTCCTTCTCATCTCTGGTCAAATTTCGGTGCGTGGTGTTCAACTCTCTATGGATGAGGCTCTTGCCGATTTCGATGAGGATGTCACTTTCCCAAGCCTTACCAAGACTATGGTTCAGAACTTCGTTCAGGCTTATGCACTTACTCAGAAAAAGGGTTGGAAGGGTTTGCCCGTCGAGGCGATTCGTACGATTCAGGCAGGCAAGCGTTCTGAGTCTTTCGAGAACGCAAAGGCGTTCGATGAGTTCCTAGCAACAACTCAAAGTGCAAAGGTCATCGAGGAAAAGGCGAACAAGCCTAAGCGCCCAAGCAAGGGCGGTAATGGCGGTAAGGGCGGTAATGGCGATTCAGTAACAACTCTCGACGGGGAGAAAGTTCAGACTTTCTCCGAGGCAATAATCGAGATGAAAAAAATTGCGATGTCTCGCACTTCCCACCTCATCACCGCAGAAGCCATGAAAGATGCGCTTTACTTGATTGCGCTTATTCATAAGCAAATCAAGGCGCAAGAGTCAGCCGACGCGAAGCAAATCAACCAAGCCGCCTAACCTCTAGGCGCAAGCCCTCTCAGCCCTTCGGGGTTGGGGGGGCTTTTTTTTTGTACGGATTCCGTACACGGCGCGACCCGCCCGCCCGCGCCCCGCGCCCAAATCGCGCCGAAAAAAAAGTTTGTGTAGGGCTAGTACCTAGCCGTAGGCTAGGTGCGTTGCTTGGTTTGTGTTGGTCGATAGGGTTCTCTATCGTCGTCGTTGGTTTGTGTTGGCTGGGCGCGACCTCTATCGTCGTGATTGGCATTACAGAGGGTGCTTGACTATCTGCCGATATGTAGGATAATTGGTTACTACATGGGCGATAACTATGTCATCCATGTTGCTGTACGGATTCCGTACACCTAACGAAAGGAACGATATGTACCTAACCACAGGCGACATACTGGCGGTAATCATTGCGCTAGTTGTATCTGTAACCCTAGTAATCACCACAGCACTAGCCAACGCTAAAATCACACGCTCACGCAACGAGTGGCGTAAGGCTTACTACGCCGTCAAGGGTCGTGAGTAATCATGGCAACCAATACAGTCACACTCACAAGAAATGAAGCCATGACTATCAGTGCTTATCTTGACGCTCTCAAGCGTCTTGGTGAGTCACATCTAATCAACGAGAAAGAAATCAAGAAAATGGAAGAGTTGCTAGACTCTCAAATTTGGGGGGTAAATAACCATGCCTAACGACGACAACGACCTCAACCGTACGGATTCCGTACAGTCTGACATTGGCTTCGGCTATATCGGTCTTGGTCTCTGCGAATCATGCAATAATGCTAACCATGTGTTCGCTTCATCTATTCGCCCTAGTGGAACTCCTCTCATGTGCGTAGCATGTTGGAGTAGCCACTTCTTCTTCAACGATACTGCGCAAGTGATTATCCCTACATCCGAAATGTATCCAATTCTAAATGACTCATCTATCGCTTTATGCGCTGCCTGTGTTGCACCCTTGCTACCTAATGAGACTGGTCGCTGGGCTACTGTAATTGGACTACTTGCAGACCGAACCACAGAAGTTATGGTTCATGCAAGATGTTTGCATGAGGATAGTTGCGATACATGCAATCTCCGATATGCAACTCCTGAACATAGAAGTTATCGTGTTATGCGCCGTATGGAATCCGTACAGCACTTATTATCATCAAACTTATTCGCGTACATTACAAGAGTAGAAGGGACTTCTTACTGTGGTGAGTGTGCAACGATTTACATGGATGAGAACGGTGGTTCGGATTACTACATACAATGTGAGTCATGTGAAGGACACTGGCATCACAATGACACAGGCTGGTATGCAGGAACTCGCTACTGCGACCACTGTATCGAGACCTATGTCTACGACTGTAGCGAGTGTGGAATCACACGCTGGGAGGATGACGACCATGAGTGCGAGTATGATAACGATGACGATGATAACGACGAGTCGCTCATCCACTCATATTCGTACCGACCTTCACCCTTCTTCTTTGGAGAAGGCAAGTACCACTTCGGCTTTGAGTTAGAAGTCGAGGCTCGTGGTAATGGTCGTTACAACGGGGCGGAACTCGTTCAGAATACACTGGGCGGTCACGCCTATCTGAAAGAGGATGGCTCTCTCAATGACGGCTTCGAGATTGTCACTCACCCACACACGCTTGAGAAGTATCACACTGACTTCAACTGGGCTGTGTTAGATAAACTCAAGGCTCAAGGCTATCGGTCATGGAACACCAACACTTGTGGTATCCATGTCCATGTATCGCGTACCGCTTTCGGTAATGGCGACCCATGGGATTACCGAGCACCTAATAGCACACGCTCTCAGTGGATTCTTAAGCGACAGTCTCACGAACTCAGGTTCATGAAACTTATCTACGACAACCAACGCCAAGTGGAACGCATATCGGGTCGTTCAAGTGACCGCTATGCAAGTTTCGGGGATAAGGGACAACTCGTTCGTAAAATTAAGAGTGGATACCAAGAAAATGGAAGGTTCTCTGCTATCAACACCGAGAACGACGACACGATTGAGATTCGTGTGTTCAAGGGTTCATTACGCAAGGAGCGAGTGCTCTCTGCTATTGAGTTCGTTCATGCCTCTGTGGAATACACACGAGACATTAAAGTAACGAGCAAGAATCATGCACTGTCATGGCTCAAGTTCACAGGATATGTTGCAACCAATGCGGAACTATATCCAAACCTAGTAACAATCATGGGCGAATCGTTCGCCAATGATTCATCCCTATCGGATGACGAATAAGTGTACGGATTCCGTACAGAAGGAGTAAGCCCATGTGTATGTTATGCGTAGTTCCACCCAATGTAATTCCGTCAAGAGAGAAGTTAGAAAACTCTGCTCTCAATAATCCCCACGGATTCGGGTTCGCTATTGTTATACCAAGCGAGAAGCGTATCCACGCTGAACGCACCATGAACGCTGATACATCTATCAACCGTTTCCTACAGATGAGAGCCTTGCACCCCGAAGGCTATGCTATGTGGCATGCACGACTAGCCACTCATGGCACTACAACTGTAGACAACTGCCATGGCGGGCTGCTTCGCCGATGAGCGAGCTGCGCGCCGCCAACACCGATCTGCCGACGCTCAATCGCGAGCTCAACCACGCGTGGGAGGCGTCGGGCCTGTCGCCCGACGGCCTGTTCCCGTTTGAACTCGCGCTTGAAGAGGTGTTCGTCAACGCCATTACCCACGGCGCTCAGGCCGGCGAAACCCGACAGTTTGAAATGGCGTTCAGCCACGCCGGCGCACGCGCGATGCTGGTGCTGCGCGATGACGCGCCGGCCTTTGATCCGCTGTCGCTCGCGACCCCGAATGTCGAAGCGAGTCTCGAAGATCGCTCGGTGGGCGGTCTGGGGATCCATCTGGTGCGCGAGTTGATGGATGACGTTACCTATCGTCGGGTCGACGGCTACAACGAACT